TTGCTCGTTCACCTGAAAATGATGCTTGGATTCCATCTTAATGTCACAACAAGTTCAAGCTTATTCGATCACTGCTCCGGGCTTCTATGGCCTCAATACGCAGGATAGTAGCCTTGATTTGGCTTCAGGGTTTGCTCTCGTAGCTAATAACTGTGTGATTGACCAATATGGTCGTATCGGTGCTCGTAAAGGCTGGTCTCCAGTTAATAGTTCAACAGGTAACTTAGGCTCTAATAACGTCAAAGCTATCGGTGAACTCATCACTGCTGATGGAACTAGCTACGTTATCTGTGCTGGTAACAACAAGATCTTTAAACTGTCAGGAACTACTCTTACTGAGTTGACCTATGGCGGTGGTGGCTCAGCTCCTACGATCACAGACAGTAACTGGCAGATGGCTACCTTGAACGGTGGTATCTACTTATTTCAATCTGGACATGATCCACTAGAGTTCAATCCTGCGACATCCACGACACAATATCGTCGTATCTCTGAGATGTCTGGATACGCTGGTACTGTTCCTCAAGGTGATTGTGTAATCAGTGCTTATGGTCGTCTATGGGCAGCTAATACAGTCGCTAATAAGACTACAGTGGCTTGGTGTGATGTCTTATCTCCTGCTAAGTGGTCTACAGGTACTGCTGGTACGTTAAATCTTGACCAAGTATGGCCTAAAGGTGGCGATACTATCACAGCCTTAGGCGCTCACAACGGCTTCCTGTTTATCTTCGGTAAGAATCACATCTTAATCTACGGTAACGCCTCCGTACCCTCCACGACTAACTTGCAGGATTCAGTGATAGGTATTGGCTGTATTGCTCGTGATTCAGTAGCGTTCACAGGCACTGATCTGTTGTTCTTGTCTTCCTCCGGTGTTCGTAGTATCGCTCGTACTATTCAAGAGAAGTCTTCTCCTTTGAATGACTTGTCTAAGAACGTACGTAACGATTTATTGACTGCTATTAGCGGAGAGACTACAGCTAACATTAAAGCTGTGTATAGCCCTCTAGATGCTTTCTACCTAATTACATTCCCTACGTTAAAAACTGTATACTGTTTTGACACTAAAGCTGCTCTTCAAGATGGTAGCTATCGTGTGACTACATGGGACAGTATTGAGCCTTACTCTTTCTGTAAGAAACTTGATGGGACGTTGTTGATTGGTAAGACAGGATATGTAGGCACGTATGGACTTTACCAAGATAATGGCTCTTCATACCGTTTTCAATATTTTACTAATCATACTGACTTGGGTGCTCCTTCGGTAACGTCTATCCTTAAACGACTCTCAGTTGTTGTTATCGGTGGTAGCGATCAATACCTCACATTCAAGTGGGCATATGATTTCACAGGTAATTATCAATCATCTAACGTAGCTATTCCGTCTAACGGTGTTGCTTATTATGGTGTATCGGAATATAATATCGCTGAATATAGCAACGGTATTGCTCTACAGACTTTACGTGTTTACCCTACTGGGTCAGGTAAAGTCATTCAAACTGGATATGAATCAGACATTAACGGAGCTGCTTTGAGTATCCAGAAGATTGAAATCTACGCTAAAAACGGTAAATACGCCTAAGGAAAACAAAACATGAGTAACTACACTAAAAGTACTAACTTTGCAAGTAAGGACAGCCTGTCACCGGGTAATGCCTTGAAGATTGTCAAAGGTACTGAGATTGACACTGAATTTACTAATATTCAAACAGCTATTGCGACTAAGGCTGATTTGTCTAGCCCTACTCTGGTAACTCCTGATTTAGGTACTCCTTCAGCAGGTGTCTTGACAAACGCTACTGGCTTACCTTTGACTACAGGTGTTACTGGTACTCTTCCAGTTGCTAATGGCGGTACTGGAGATACGTCGTTACCGGCTGGTGGATTAGTTGGTGTAACTGCAACACAGACTTTAACAAATAAATCTTTAACTAGCCCCTCAATCACAGGCAACGTATTGATGTCTACATTGGGAGTAGGTTATGGGACAGGTTCTGGAAGCAGTGTAACACAAGCAACTTCAAAATCTACAGATGTTTCAATAAATACCCTTACAGGTCAAATTACAATGAATAATGCTGCACTCGCGGCAGGAGCTTCTGTAACTTTTAACGTTGTTAATGCTTATCTGTATGCTAGTGATGTAATGATTGTTAACCCATATTTTTACAATAATTATACTGTTGCTGTGGACGCAATTACAGCTGGTAACGCTAAACTACGTGTGACAAATATCAGTGGCGGCTCTCTTAGCCAAGCACTTGTAATTAATTTTGCAATCATCAAAGGCGCTACAACGTAATACATATGACACACACTAATTTTACACACACATTAAAAGTAGGTAAGGAATAATATTATGGGAATGTTTGATAAGCTTATTCCAATAGCTACAACAGCGGCAGGGGTTTACACAGGTAACCCTTCTTTGATTGGTGCTGGCCTAGGTATGATGGGCTCAGGCGCTCAAGGACAAGCAGCTCAACAAGGTAATCAAGTTGCCGCTCAAGGTGCTCAGTTTAGACCTGTAGGTATCACCAATACCTTCGGTACTTCTAAGTTTGCCTTTGATCCTAATACGGGTCAAATGACTGAGGCTGGTTACACCTTAGATCCTCGTCTACAAAATGCTCAGAATACTTTGATGGGCGGCTTAACAGGTTCACTACAAGACCAAGCTAACATTCAAGCTATGGGTCGTCAGTACATGGCTCAGTCTCCACAAGAGCAAGCTCAGCAGTACATGGCTAACCAGCAAGCTCTGCTGCGTCCTAGCCGTGATATGGCTCAAGCTAATTTGAATACATCCATGTTCAACTCAGGAACTGGTGGCTTGTCTACTGCTCAAGGTGGTAACTTAGGCATGGCTAACCCTCAGCAGCAAGCTCTAGCGAATGCTCAGGCTATGCAAGACCTCCAGTTGGCTGCTCAGGCCACTCAAGCTGGTCAACAACAGTATCAGTTTGGTCAAGGTTTGTTGTCTAGTGCTTATCAACCTTATACAGCTAACTTGAATGCTGCTGGTGCTACGGAAGCTTTGGGTCAGCAACCTTTGACGTTAAGTTCTGGTTTAGCTGGTAACACAGCGTTGGCAGGCGCACGAGCAGCAGATTATTTGAACGCAGCTAATTCGTATAGTCCTACAGGAGATATATTTTCTAGCTTAGCTAAGAATCCTGCTTTTACTAATTGGGCAAGTCAAGGCGTGAGTAATATTTTTGGTAATAAAGGTCAATTTGAAGGCGACATTAACACTTCAGGTTTCTGGTCTTAAGGAATAAACAAATATGGCATTAGATAACATGGCTGGCTTATTTGCCACACCTGAACAATATCAACAAGCTCAGCTGGCTCAGATTCAAGATCAAGCTGTGCAGATGGCTCGTCTAACTCCGGCTCAACGTGCTTCAGCTAATATGCAAGTGGCGGGGTATCAATTAGGTAGCGGTATCGCTGGAGCCTTTGGCGTTCAAGACCCTATGCTTCAACGTCAGACACAACGTCGAGCTTTGATTCAACAAATTGATATGTCTAATCCTGAATCGTTGGTTCAAGGTATTAAAGCTTCGACAAATGATCCTGAACTGAGTTCTTATTTGATGGGTAAGTATAAAGAACTTACAGGAATTCAAAAAGAACAATCTGTTATTGCTAAGAACCAAGCATGGGAAGCAGCTAAAACGGACAGCGAAAAGAAACGTAATTTGCTGTCTTCAGTGGAACAAGATCTGACGGAAGGTAAAGCAGTTGAACCAGCTCGTTTGAATCAAGCTCGTTTGGCTTGGGCGCAAGAGACTAAACCTAAGACATTCCAACAACCTGATGGGAATATTGTAACTGTTCCCGGTGTGGACGTCTCGCTGTTCCCTCAGCTAGGTAAAACTATTGCAGGAAGCTCTGTTGCTGGTGGTGGCAAGGCGGGGGTAATCACTACTCCAGCATCAGAAAAAGCAGCAGTACAGGCTGAGCAAGCTCAAGAAGATACTTTATCTAGTTTGAAGAACGGTTTGACTAACATTGATAAAGCTCGTGGTTTGTCTAAAGATTGGACAACTAATCCTTGGATTTCAGCTACAACTGAGAATTTACCTACTTCCGCAATGGCTTTGAAAGATACTGTTACTTCTTTGAACAGCCAAAAGACTATTGATCTTATCAAGCGCATGAAAGAGCAATCCAAGACAGGCGCTACAGGCTTTGGTAGCGTGACTGAAAAAGAATTGGACTTGTTGCAATCTGATATTGTTAAACTGAACTACCGTAGCCCTACTTTCAAAGCTGATTTGACTCGTGTAGAAGACAAGTGGAAAGAACTTATTAACAAGATCGAGACAGAAAAAGCAAAGAAAGCAGGTGGCGGTGTTGGTGATTTAGAACGTGCTTCAGCTAACGTGGCTGGTCTGCAACGTGAAATAGGTAATCTTCCTGCTAACGACCCTCGTCGTAATGTTCTTCAACAAGAATTGACAAAATCTCAAGAACGTGTAAAATACGAAAATCGTATTAAGATTGCTGGAGAAGCAAATAAAGGTATGTCACGAGCTGATATTATCTCAAATCTTCAGAAAAACAAAGCAATTCCAGCTGATTACCGTTAAGGAATAAAATGGCTACAGAACGTCCAGACACACGGGAGGAAGCTCGTAACGCTCTTATTAAGGCTTTACAAGATAACGCCCGTGCTTTAAGAACTGCAGAAGCACAAGGAAATCAAGAAGGTGTTGCTTATTTACAACAACGTGATCGTCAGTTACAGGCTCAGTTACGTGGTGCAAGTACTTTAGGCACTATCGGTGGAGGCATTGCTTCCGCTGGTGTTGGGTTGTTGACAGGTATTCCTGATATTGTTATCTCCGGTTACAATTCAGCTGCTAATCCTTCAGTTCCAATGCGTACTTTGCGTGAGCGTCTTCTAGGAGCTGCTCAGCTTCCTACAGAGGCTAGTTCAGCAGAAGATCAAAGTACTTATGCAGCGCCTGAGATCGGTACTGCTGTTGTAGGTCTTGCTCAGTTGGGTAAACTTGGTTATAAAGGTGTTAAATCTTGGTTGGAAAGTCGTAAAGTAGATGCTGTATTGTCTAAGCTACCGGCTGAAGAAGCAAACCGATTTAAAGATTTAATGTTACGTGGACAAGGCAGTCCTAACGCTGAAGTGGCTGCTTTGATTGCCCGTGCTCGTAATAATCCTAAGTTTACAGAGGCTTTTAACGCTCTTGATGAGGCAGCAACTAAGCAAGCAATGTCTGGTATGGTTCCTCGTCCTTCACGTATTGAAGAACCACAAGCTGCTAAAAACTTAGTTAGTGCTGTTGAAGAACGCCTTAAAAAGGTGCGTACAGCTCGTTCAGAAGCCGGTAATGAGAACTTCACCAAAGCCTTTGAGTTGGGAGGTGATCGTGCTATTCTTACTCCAAATAAGACAGTGGCAAAGATTGACGAGCTGATTAAACAAACAGATACCTCATCTGACTCAGGTAAAGCAGCTGTTAAATATTTACAGGAAACACGTGACAGTATAGCCCCTCGTATTGACGTAGCTCCACGTGCAGGTACTTCTTATACGTCCGCTCAGGCTGCGCGTGATACATTAACTAATGCACCTATTCCCGGTCAAGAAGTAACTTACAATATTCCCGGCTCAGCTGGTTACACCATTCAGCAAAACCCTAAGGCTTTAACTGTCCAAGAAGTTCAAGCTCGTTTAAAAGATTGGGGTCGTAATGCAGCCACTGAAGGCGGTGTTGTTCGTGACCTCGCTGTTAGTGATGAAGTACGTATCAGCAAAGCTTTATTTGGAGCTATGAAAGACGATTTGTCTGCTTCGACAAAAGCTGCTACTTCTATTACTGATAAACGTGCTTTAGGTGCTTTAGAGCAAGCTCGTAGCCAGACAAGTAAGGCAAGTCAAGATTACAATAATTTGGTCGCTCAAGGCATTCCTGATTTCCTTAAAGGTAAAAACGTAGCTGACGTAAGTTTTGAACAGTTGTCAGGCGCTTACAAAAACCTGAATCCTTCACAACGTGCTGTTTTTCGTGATTGGGTCGGTCAAAATAAAGCTGAGTCTCTGCAAGCTATTGACCGTGATGTCTTCCAAGCCTTTAAAGCTAAGCACACCGGTACTCTTCCTGATGGGACAATCGGTACAGACTTAAAGTCTATGGCTGAAGATTGGAACATAATGATGAAGACAGATCCTAAAGCTGCTGATGCTGTAGCTGCTTCGTTGGGTCAAAATCTAAATGAGTTTAACGGACGTATGAAAGATGCTCTTGCCTTCACTCGTCGTCTACAAACAGGCGGTGCAGGCGCTGAAGAAGCAGCCGCTAAAAATACAACACGTGCTGTAAGTGCTGTGGTCGGTTCTACTCCTTTGGGTTATCAAGGCGCTAAAGTAACTCAACTTGCTGGTGACATTTTAGGTGGTTTTAAATCTGGCATTATTTCAGATGAGTTATTCTTTAAAGCCGCATTAACACCTGAAGGCGTTGCTTTCTTGAAGACAGCTAAGTTAAGTCCCGGAAGTCAACAAACTCTGGAAGCGTTGACAAACCTGAATCAAGCGGCTCCTAAGTTACCTGAGTACATTAAACCTGTGGCTCAAGTAGCTGGTGGATTAGTTCCTAGTGTTACACCTCCTCCAGAAGCCGTGGAAGCACCTGTTACTCAGCCAATTACGGGTGGTTTTGTGATGCCTGATTTTGGAAACGAAGACGGTGTAGCTCCATCAGCGACTACACAAGAACCTGCCGCTCCTACAGGTGGCTTTGTAATGCCTGAGTTTAACGACTAAGTAATGCCTCTCATCATCCTTGCTGGCGCTCTCAAGGCTGTTGAGGCTATCCAGCAGGGATGTGAGCTATATAAAGAATATAAAGGTGTAGTACTACAGGCTAA